TGATACGACCGGGCCGCTAAAAGTCGTGGTTCCCATGTGGAACACTCCTCAAATTGCGCTTGCTGTCTCTGAGGTCAGTCCGCCAAGTCGGTCAGCAAGCAGGTTGAAAATCTTGGGACTAACGAGTTTATACACCCATTGCCCAAAAAAGAAAAGGGGGCCGAAGCCCCCTTTTCTGCAGAACCACTTAGGCTCCGGGCGAACCGAAGATACCCAGCGGATCAGACCAGCCGAACGAATAACGCTCGCGGGCCTTGTAGCGCACGTTGCCGGTGTCAAAGTCACCATCCATTGACGTAGACATGGCCACACGCTCGAAGTGCTTCAGACCGTTGGGCACGTCCGTGGTCAGGAACCACGCATTGCTGTCGGTCAAGAAGTGGTTGACGGTATAGCCACCGGGGATGGCACCCATCTGCTTGATAGCGTTGATGTCGTTATCAGCAGTGGCCACACGCAGTTCCGTGTCAAGCAGACGCTTGGCCGTGAACATCAGTGCGGGCGGGATCACCAGCTTGATGGGCTTGGCAGCGATCAGCAGACCACGCTCATCCGTCCATGCAGCGATCTGAATGACGGCGTTCTCAAGAGAAGTCTCATTCAGGTCAGCAGCGACAGCGGGCGTGTTGCTGTTGGTACCACCAGACACCAGGGGGTGCGCGGTCGAGAACAGCGGCACGCCATCACCGCCCGGATAGGCAGCGTTGAAGCCGTTGTTCAGCACCGATGCAGCCTTGACCTGCTTGGTGTAGGACATCGCACGGGCCAGAGCCTTGGTGTAGCGGGCAGACAGACTGTCATACAGGTTGTCTTCCACTGCTTCCTCGGTGATCGAGAAGCCAAGGGCGATAGTCTCGTGGTTGTAACGAGCGGTAAAGGCTTCCTGCGCATTGTCATACGCGATGGCCTGACCTTCGTTCTTCACCGGAGCGGCACTGAAGCCAGCCAGCTTGGTTTCTTCTTCAAAGGAACGCTCGGACTTTTCAGTCTCGTAGATTTCCTTGTGCTCTTCGCCGTAGCGAGCGTACTCCATGCCAAACAGGGCGTTCAGACCCGGCAGGAGTTCTTTCAGTAGTTGGGCACGAGAAATTGCCATTTTGAATTACTCCTTAGACACCCGTGGTGTTGTTATAGCTGTGGAAGTTTCCGTTCCAAGCCACCAAAACTTCGGGGAAGCCCACAAAGGACAGCGCCGAGCCAGAAGCCAGAGTAACAGACGCGTTCAGGGTCAGCGTGGTGGTAGCCACGTTGATCACGGTTGCGTAGTTACCGGCCAGGGTACCAGTGCCAGTCGGGCAGACCAACTGCATGCCAGGACGCAGGCCCGACACAGCAGCAGTCAGCGTCACCGTGGCAGACGAGCCAGAGGTGCTGCCGGTGCCCGACAGGGTCACAGCAGTCTCAGGCACAACGCCAACCATACGGAACGGCACGGCTGCAGTCACGCGATCACCAGCACCAGCGGTGCCAGAGGTCACAACAGCGCCCGACACGGAGAACGCCGAGTCACCAGTGATGGTGCTGCCCGTCACGCCACCAGCGCCACCAACCTGATACAGGTTAGAGCCGACATAGTAGGGGTTCAGGAAGCCCACGGTGGTGCTGTTGTTCGCCAGCGACGTGCTTTGGGTCGTGACAACTGCTTTGAACAGCGCACGGGGATCGTCCACCACGATGGCGACGATGTCGTTTGCAGCCGTGTTAGCCGGATAGAACTGTTGGAACAGTTTCTGGCCGGTGGAAGGGCTGGTGTACGAGCAACCCAAGAAAATGCCGATGGTGCCAGCAATAGGCGTGGTCGGCGAAGACGCGGGTGTGTACGACGAACGCACAACGGTACCGTTAGAAATCTGAACTACGTCGCCGTAGAAGATATTCTGGCTGTACGCATTGGCAATGGGGATTTGACGAGTTGCTCCAGCATAGGGAAGTCCATCTAGTCGATTGATGGGCTTAAAACCGTACGGAGCGTCAACAGTGGGGTAAGCCATTTGTGACTCCTAAGTTACTTTGAACCAGAACCAAACCCACCTCCGCGCGTCGTGCTGGACTTGCGGTCCGAGAACAACGGCATCCGTGGATCATTGTTTCGCATGAAGTGGTTGTCCACTGAGTCCATCTGAGCTTGCGCTTGACGCCCGTAGTACTCGTCCCGTGAGCGTGCAAGTTCGGCGGGCATCTTGCAAAGCATGAGGCCACCCATTTCCACGTTCCCGGTCTTTTCGTTGCGCATCAGCATAAGTTCAGGATGGTCATCTGCCTTAACCGGCTCCCAACCCTCACGCATCTTTTTGGACACGTTGGTGGGGTCAGACTGACCCAGGACGTGCGTCGCAATCCAGCGAAACACAATACCCGGCTCAGGTGTCGGCTCAGGCAATGCACTCGGAGGTACGTATACCGCCCGAGCAGTCTTTTCGCGTGACTGAAGGTCACGAGGCATACGGTTTTGAGTTTCAGCCATTTTGGTTCTCCAGTTTTGCCACTTGTGCAGCGTATTGCTGCGGGGTCAGGCCCAGCTTTTTCGCCAACGCAACTTGCGTTTGAGTCAGTCGAATTTTTCCGACACCCGTCGTGCGGGTGGCGGGAGCCACGACCGTTGTGGGCTTCTTTTGAACCTCAACCGTCTTCGGCTTGTCTTCGTTACCACCGAATAACTCGGGGAACTTCGACTTCATGCGACCATCGATCTGGTCGAAATACTCATCGGAGCGGGGATCAACACCCCCGGTGACTAGCTTTTGATGCAGCCCTAGTGCGTAGCTGGTGAATTCCTCAAACCCCGGTTGCCCGAACCACTGGTTTTTTGCCTGCCAGCGCAGGGATTTCTCGTCGGGTTGAACCTGAGTTTGCGGTTGTTGCTGAGTTTGTACCGGAATTTCCGTGGGCTGTAAAGCCTGCGGACGGAATCTTTTTGCTTCTTCGACTCGCCACTTGGCCGCAGCGAGTTCCTCCTGAGCCGCAATGATGGCGTCGGTATCAAACGCCTCCTGTGCAGCCTTGAGGTTTCGACGGGCAGCTTCGAGTTCTGTCTCAGCTTCCTTGCGGGCGCTTGAAACCAGAACCTCCTGGCCCTCGTTGTAACTCTTCTTCAGCCGGTTGTTCTCGTCGATCAACTGCTGTGCAAGACGCTCAAGCTCGGCTTTTTCCCGGGCTACAGCCTCTTTCTGACGGCGTTCGTCGTGACGTGCGTGGGTCAGTTCCTTGATCCGCGACTGCACGTTGGCCGAGTAAGACTCGATCTCTTCTTCGGTCGGGTCAGCGACCTCCCGCTCCAGAGGCTTACGGCCACGATCACGCTCGGGCGTGTCGTCTACGACCTCAATCTCGACGTCGGTTTCACCCGAAGTCTCGACTTTGACTTCGTTCTCCTGCTCGTCAGGGAACTTGTAGTCTTCCTTATCAATTGCCATCTTTCACTCCTTCAAGCGCGGGTGAGTCCGCGAGGGTCTTGCACAACAGCATCAACTTGGTCATCGTTGATGAGACGGAACTCCTTGCCAAAGATTTTGAATCTTGTGCCGGAGTAAGTACGTACTAACACGAAGTCGCCCTCTTTACACCATGCTCCGTTAGGAAACTTGGCGGTATCGTTGTACGCGTCGGGGCCAACTTTCAAAACAAACAACACAGTGGTTGCTGTTTCTTCAAGACGCATACCCTCAATAGGCCGGACTAAGTCCAGACTTGTACCGTCGATACGTTCAGAGATGTCGGGCACGGCGCAAAGAATCTTCCAACCTGTGGGGATTGGGAGTTGCGTGGCCTTCTGCTCATCGCTAGAGTCAGGTTCAGGTGCATCCAAAGCTTGGATGGGTTCAGGCAGTGCAAAAGCACCGGGGGAGAGATCAAGATCACTCATTGGATTCTTCAACTTTCTGTGCAAGGTCAAGTAGATAACGCTCTGCGAGGGCTAGACCCTGAATAATCCCGCAGAGTTTTTGGTACTCTTCAAAAGTACGGCACGAACCCCCAGCCAAGTCATCGGCATAGTTGTTCATGTCAGTGCGTATTTTTTCACGTAATACGCGTACGAAGTCTTGGATCATTTTCTAGAACCTTGGTTCCTGCTATTTTGAAGCGCAGCAGTTCGCGCTTGTAAGTCCATCTGGGCTTTACTCTTTGCGATGTCAGCACCCATTTGGAGGCCGGCACGTTCTTGTTCAAACTGTTGCTTGAATTCGCTCTCTTTGATTTGCGCACCTGTGCGAAGAGCTTCCAACTCCAGTTTGCCGCTGACTTCTTGCTCTTTCAAAGCCTGTGCATCGGCCTTGGCTGCAGCGTCCATCATGATCTTTTGTTTCTTCAACTCTAGCTCTTGGCCTTTGAGTTGGAGTTCCTGCATCTGCAACTGCATGACGGGGTCTTGCATCTGTTGCTGTGCCTGCATCTGCGCAGCCTTGGCTTTGTTCTGCATCATCACTTGGTTGGCCGCTTGAGCCATCATGCCGGACAACGCGATCTCCACCTGCGGTGGCAACTTCTCGTCTTCGGGTGGCAGTGGCATACCGAGTTGCTGCTCGATCTTCTGGCGCATCTGATAGCCAACGTGCTCTGCAATGTGGGCTGTGATTGCACCCATGATTTTGGGAGCCTGTGGGTTTTGACCAATGAACTGCTGAATCATCGGGTCTTGCAAGAGCAGCATGTGTACCTGAATGTGCGAGGCGTGATCCTGATGCAAAAACGCCTTGAGGGGCGTACCCTTAAGTGCGTTTTGATTCTCTTGCACGGGGTCGATTGGCTTCATGTCTTCTTCGATTGGCACGAGCTTCTCAGCGTTTTTAATACCCAAGACGGAGAGCATACCGCGGTGCAGTTCTGGCAAGTTGTAAATGTCCGGAGCCATCTGCGCCATCTGGATCACAGCTTGGTACTGGATCACGCGCTGGCTCATGGTGGCCGCATTGGGATCTGACACGGGGATGATGTCCACCTTGTCATAGTCCGTTTTCTTCGCTTTGCGGCTGCCGTACTCAGGCGTGTATGTGTAGTCAGCGTCGGTGTAGTCACGGATGATGTTCTTCAAGAGCTTGAACTCTTGCTTCATCGAATAGTGCACGCGAGCCTGCACCGCGCTCATAGTCTTCAACTGCCGCTCGAGGATAGCCAGCGTTGTGCCCACAGGTGCGTTAGCACTCATGTCACTGACCTTCATATCAGCAACGGAACCCAGTCGGCGACCTTCTTCCGTGATCTTGTCCAACAAGCCAGCCAAAACCATCGACGGTTCTTTGTACGGCAGGGGCATGATGTTGTCACGGATGGAGCCAGACGGCACGTCCATGTCCCGGAACTCGCCCGGAGAGATTGGGGTGTCATCGTCTTTAATACGCAGGCCACGGGTCTTCAAACCACCGGGCAAGTTAGACAATGTTCCAGCATCTACCAGCTGACGAATTAAAGATGTGCCTGCACGGGCGTATCCACCAATCAGATGAATCAAACCTAGAC